CTGAAGCTTTTGGCCGCCGCGACGACGACGACCCTCGACATGAACAACTCCATTGACGAGATTGTCGCTAAGTCATCGCAGTGTACCTCTGAAACCTACATCATTGGCGGGGCACAGGCTTGGACCTTTTCTGCTGACGGCTTGGTGCAGGACGTTGTCTCTTCATCAGAATACGGCGCCACGGGCTTGATGGATATCGCTCGTAACAGCGAATACGTCTTGGTCCGCTTTGTTGTTGACGTGACCGAAAAGGACACGGCAGGCGCACAGGAAAATTACGTTAACTACATCGGTCAGGGGATCATTGAAAACGTCAGCATCACTGGCGGATTTGATGACACCGCCACCTACTCCGTGACTGTTCGCGGATACGGCAAGCTCTACCGTTACATCAATGCAGCATAAGAAATCATGGGAGTAATTAGCGCAAACTGTCTTGCCATCTACTACGATAGCACAGACACACAAACCAAAGCAAAGGTGCTCGCACCTTACTCAACCACGTCTGCCGCCGCTGCTGCCGCTACTCAAGATTACGCTTCGGTCTTTGTCGTAGACGAGGACGCGACGAGTGGCGAAAACAACGTGTTCATTGGTTACGGGGCCATCAACGCCACGACGGACACGTTTACCTCTACTACGTTGACCCTTGTCGGTGCCGCTACTTCTAGCACGCTGGACTTGAGCAACTCAATTGAGGACGTGGCTCGCGATGGCGACGGTGGAACCTTGCAGGAATCAATCCAGGAGTGGTCATTGACTGCCGACGGTTTGATCCAGGATTCCGGTGATGCGGGCGTGAGTCTGATGGACATGGCTCGTAACAAATACTACGCAGTGGTGAAGTTCTCTATTGACAAGAACGGAAGCACTGATGACTACTACGGACAGGCGTTGCTGGAAACGGTGACCTTGTCTGGCGGGGTTGATGAGATTGCCACGTACAGCGTGAGCATGACGGGCATCGACTCCTTGTTCAAGGCTTAATAACCATGGGGCGGCGGGAAGGCTCGTCGCCCCTTTTTAACACCAACCACATGCAAACGATTCACGGAGAATTCAGTTTCTCGCTTGGCAAGAAGAAGTACCAAGCATCTCTTACTCTCAATGCGCTGCGCCTTATGTGTAACGCATTCAAAGTTCCGCTGGGGGAGATTGACAACTGGCTGTCGCAAGACCCGTTGACTGCTGTCCCAGCTTTTGCGTACTATGGAGTGAAGAACGAATGCGCTCGCAAGGGCACGGACTCAGGTCTTCCTGATTTCGAACAATTCTGTGCCCAAGCTCTTGACGACCAAGAAACACTCGAAGCCATGATGAAGGCTGTAACCGAGGCTCTTGGTGGAGAAGCTGACAAGAAAGGGGGAAACGAATAGTCCCTCGGAACGCCGAGGGGGAGGAGGAAGAGCTCTCATGGGAGAACCTGTTACGCACAGGAATTATGATGGGCTTGTCTCCTGAACAATTTTGGGCACTCACACTTAGAGAGTACTCGTATTACAGGGAAGGCTTCACGGCCAGGCACAGCATGATGTGGGATCACACGGCCTCCATCATGGCGCTCCTAGCCAATGTGAACGCCCCCAAAGGGAAGAAGTTTCAACCGGGCGATTTTCACCCGTATACTACAAAGTCTAATCAAGGAGTTCAAAGCAAAGAAGAAGCACTTGCACTCCTGGAGAAAATGAAAAACTTTAGCTAATGGCAAGCATTGTAGGAGCAAGTAGGCTAGCAGCGATTCTAACGCTGGACATCAAGCCCTTCATCCGTGGCACGGAGCTGGCCTCCATGAAGCTAGAGGCTTTTCGTCAACGAGCACAAGCCTTGGGATCGACACTGGGCCGATCCCTTGGCGTTGCTCTTGGTCTGGTATCTGCCGCCGCCCTTCGCGCTGCTGGAGAATTCAACAAGATTGAAAGCCAGCTTCGCGCCGTAGGTACAGGACAGAATATCGAAGGCATCGTAGATAAAGCCAAGCAGCTTGGTATTGAAACGATGTTCACAGCAACTGAGGTTCTTCAACTCGGTCTAGAACTTAAAAAACTCGGCTTTGACGCGGAATCCACGGCGCAGGCCATGGAGACGTCCACTAAGCTCACTCAGGTTTTTGGTGGCACCCTCACTCAAGTGGGGACATCCGTCGCGGAAGCGCAGCGCCAGTTCCGTAGTGCCACCGGTGAGTTCCGGAGTTTTGCGGAGATTGGAGATATTTTTGCCACGGCCTTTGCTAATTCGGCACTTGACTCAACAAAGCTTGCCGGCGCACTCAAAAACGTAGGTTCTGTTGCTGGCGTTGCCAACTACAGCATTGAAGAGACAGTGGCCCTCTTGGCTTTGCTGGCAAATGCGGGGCAGAAGTCAGGCATTGCCGGTACTCGACTCAAGGGCGTACTTCTTGAGTTGGGAGAGGAATTCGGGTTTACGGGCAAGGAGCTTTCTGTGCTTACGTCCGGCAATTTAGATATTGCCGAAACCTTTGAAATCCTCCACAAGAGAGCCGGCGTTGCTGGTGCCGTCATCGGGCAAATGGGCCTAGAGTTCTATGAGCTACAGGTTCGACTAGAGGACTCTGTTGGAGCTCTTGACGCTATGAATGATGGGCTTGAAAAGCAGCTCTTCATCCAGCTCGAAAAGAACACCAACGCCCTGCAAAGCATGGGCCGCGTGCTTGGCGATGTACTGACGCCATATGTTACTGCCATGGCCGCGACCCTTGGCGACCTGGCAACTTCTTTTGAAAACGCGGATCCGGCCACCAAGGCTCTTATTGGTCGTTTCGTAGTACTTGGCATTACCCTGCCGGTTGTAGCTGCTGGTGCTGCCGCCTTGGCCGGGGCCCTGAGCTTTCTCATAGCGCATCCCCTTGTCTTTGCTCTGACCGCCCTGACAAGTTTGTTTGTTTCCTTCCAGCTAGAACAGGCAAAAACCAAAGGGCTGTTAGACCAGGTTAGTGAATCTCTTGCTAGCTTTCAAGAGCTGCTTGTTCAAACAGATGGCGACCTTCTGAACCTATCTCTTCCTGTACTTCAAAAGGAATTAGAAAACACCAAGAAGGCTATTCAGGACGCAGAGCTTGCTCAAAAAACCCTTCTTTTCAACGAGCGTGGTCAGCGTCTTTCTGATGAAGAAGCCTTCCTTGAGGTATATAAATCTCAAGTAGGTTTTCTTGACAAGATTTACCGCACACAAGAGCGCACCGCCGAACTTATGGCGAACTCGGCTAAAGCTCTTAATGACATTAAGGTCGCTGACGTTAAGCTTCAGGAACAGCTTTTGGCTCTCCAAGAGGCGATCGCCGACAAGGAGGGTTTAATTGCGTTTGAGGCACAGCGGAGATACCTTCTTGCCCAGAAGACAGGTGACACCCTGCTTGAGCAACGGGAGGCTCTTGGACGCATTCTTGAGGACGGGGATAAGATCACGCAGACCTTCACCAAGGCTTTCGCGGTCTTTGGTGAGGCCAACAACGATATTCTCGGCGTAAGAGATGCCATCAAGTCCATCAACCTGGCGCTCCCAGAGGAGATCATCACGGAGGGTATTCAGAGCATCGTAGGCAACTTTGATGAGCTGCTTAAAGGCGGTACGCTAGAAAGCAACATCACCCTGGTAGACACCCTGGCGAAAGCATTTAGGGATCTTGCGATAGAGTCTGCTAGCTTGGACCTGGCCAATACTGCCGCCCAGCTAGATCAGTTTGCTGCGGAGTTTGAGGCCAAGCTGAAGGCGTTCCAGTTCAACAAGAAACTTCGCGAAGCCATTGAGGGCCGTACCGAGGGAGACGCTGTTTCTCGGAAGCTCTTCAATCTCGACCAAATTGGTTTTGGCGAACAGCTCAACAATCAGATTGGGAATGCCAAAAAGCTTCTCACAGACCTCTTAACCCTTGGCTATGACACAACTAGCCAGAGGGTAAAAGACCTGGTTGTAGAAATTGATGGTCTGCTGTTCTCGCTCTCGAGTTTCAACGCGCAACAAGAGCTAAAGAAAATCCTTGACACAGCAGGGCGACAGACTGCTAGCGAGGTATTCACAATCAACAAGCTTGCGGCGGGCATCGGCGATGTCAAAATTAGCGACACACTATCTGGAGAGCTAAAGAGGCTTGAAACCGAATATCTGGCGCTGTACGATCTGCTGTATCCCGCCGACCCTGAACAGCTTCCAATTGGCTCACAAGAGCAATTAGACCAGGTATTTAATCAGTGGAAGACCCTTTTTGACAGGCTTAATAAGGAACTCACACTTGAGGAGTTTGAGCAGTCGCTAAAGGCCCTTGATAAGCAGGACGCGTTAAGAAAGATCAATGTCGAGCTTGGATTGCTTGACGAAGCCGGCGCGCGCTCTCAACAAATCCAAACCCTTGCCGAACGCATAAGGTTGTTGAAGGAGGCTCCCGAAGGGGCGGATACTACAGCTCTAGAGGAATACTTACGGCAGCTCAAGGCGCTTCTTCAAATCGAAGAGGACTTCAAAAACGCCCAGACGGTTGTAAGCTTTTTCCGAGAGCAAATTTCATTCCTTGGCGACGCTTTCTTGCAGGCAACTCAAAGCGGTGAAAACTTCTTCGACACGCTAAAGAAAAGCTTTCTGTCGATGTTCCAGGCCCTTGTCGCCAAGCTCATCACTTTGATCGCGTTGTTTGCGATACTTCGAATTGTTGCTGGCGCAGGTACCGGGCCTATTAGTGGGGCGGCAGCAGCGGCAACGCCTGGCGGTAAGCTCGGCCCCTTCCTCCTTCAAAACCTTGTTGGAGTGAAATCTTTGCAGGCATCTTCCGCTGGCGTGGGTAGCGCCGTGGGTGTTGGTGAGGCCGGAAACGTGAAGGTCATGGGGGCTGTCTCTGGCAACAACCTTGTAATTATGAATCAGCGCGGCAAACGCGCATACGATCGTACATTTGGATAATGGCCATCACTAAGAATTTTGAGACCACATATACCGCTCCTCGTGGGGAGGTGTACACTGTCGTGATTGGCACCATCAGCGGCGACGTTCCTGTCGGCACGGGCTTCAACAAGGAGCTTGAAATGATGGAGCCTGGCCTTCAAATTTCTTACAGCGGCGACCCCAACGCGTCATTCAAGCCTATTATGGCGTCCAGCCTTTCGGCATCATTTAAGATATCGCACGATCAGCAAGCTAAGTGGCGCTCGCTGATGGAGCAGCCCGAAGGCGATGTCTTTATTGTTATCTACGACGATGAGACGCAGCAATCAGACCGGGTTTTCTGGTTTGGCCATATGCTGCCTGAAAGTTGCACCATCAACATCCAAGAGTGCATCATCTCAGTGGACTTCATTGATGGCCTAGCATCTCTGGCGTTTGAGGACTGGCGAGCAGACAACGGACAGCCGTATAGCGACTGCAACTTGCAGGAGGTGATGAACAACATCCTCCGCAAGATCCCGGGGTGGGTGGCGTACTACAATCTGCATGCCTCTGACGGGACATTTAAGCGAGGCATCATGGAGGTTGGCTTACCGCGCCCTACCATCAACGACGACATCACGAACATCTCGTTCGAATCGTCAAACATGTTGCAGGCTGTTTGGATTCAGCAGCGAACCTTTGTCAAGCGCAAGCAGAGGACTGAAAAGTGGCGGCAAATGCCATCGGACCCAGAGTTCACCAGCACCTAT